AAAATGAATCAGAAGACTGTTGAACAGTATAATGATGTAGTAGATTTTATAGAAGGAACTAAGAAAAGATACGAGATTAAGTGGACACCTCAGATGAGAACTCTTGAGAAAAATATGAGAGAGTTAATGAAAGAGGATAGAGCATTAACTAAATACTTACAAGAGAAAGGTAAGTTAGAAGCATTTGAATTAGATACTACATTCTTTCCAAGAAGGTTTTTAAGACAAGAAGCTGGAGCAAAGTCAAACTTTATCGGTGATGTAACAGGACTTAAGTTTGGTGATGCACCTATAGCTCGACCTAAATCATTATCAGAAAGGGTTTACTATAAACTTACTAGTAAGAAGGGATTTCCTATATTTGTAACTAGAGGTGAAGTAGGAGGGACTCCTCGTAGAGTACCTGTACTTGATAAGAATGGTAAACAAGTTAAGGATTGGAGAGGTAGACCTAAGACGAGAGAGGTTAAATATGAAGGACCACATAAAGGAGAACCTACAATCTCAGTAAATAAAGGAAGAGAGATTGAAGGAAATAGAGTGTACTTTCAGACTGAACCTGGAGCTTTAAATAAGAAATCATATATAGATAAGAATGGAAAAGAGCATGGTGTAGGAGAGATGTCTCCAGATGGAGCATTAGCACTAAAACTAACTAATGCAGCTAAAAAACTTAATGAAGGTAGAGGAATAGAGAAAGCTGGAGATACATTTACAGTAGATGGTGTAACATATAAAGTAGAGAATTTATCTAGAAAAGAACTACAAGAGAATTATGTTAGAGAAGTAGTACCTGACCATATGTCATCAATCATAGATTCTATTAATGAGAAGAGACAGTTACAAAGAAAGATAGAGTTTGAAGAGGCTTGGTTTGAGTCATCTTTTGGACAAGCTAATAGTAAACTAATAAAAGATTTAACAGAAGCAGATATTAAAGGACCAGCTTTTGACCCAAAGAATCCTAATAAACCAGGAAGCTTAAAACCATTAAGCTTTAATGCTAAAGAAGCAGGTTTTGATAAAATGAGTAATGCTTACTTTTCGAGAAGAGCAGGAGATGTGATAGGTGATAACTTTAGAGTATATAAACAGAAAGGTATTTTAGGTGCAGTATCTGATGCATTAGTTAAGAACATGATGTTGAATCCAATTCCTCATATGCACAATGAGGTTGTACACTATTATGCATCATTAGGATTATCTAAAGCAGGTAAGAATACAGGACAGAGTATATATAACTTATTGTTTGAGAATAAGGATATAGCTAGTAAATGGTCTAAAGATACACAATGGGCACATGACATGGTATTAAATAGAAGACCATTATACATGAGATTGATAGAGAAAGGAATGTCTTCTATGTCAATGAATGTAATTAATACTAGAACTTGGTCTCATTTACAAGAGATAAATGCTAAGAAGTTTAAAGAGCAAACAGGAGGTCTTAAAGATTATAAAGATACAGCAGGATATAGATACACTTGGTTAGGTTTATCTAAAGGATATGCTAAGACATCTGAGTTTGCACAATATTCTATGTGGACATCTAGAGATGTAATGTTTATGCAAGTAGTTAAACAGAAAGCAGACTATATGTTAAAATTAGAAACTAAAGCATGGGAGAAAGGTGGTAAGAAAGGACCTAAACCTGTAGAGAATGATGCATTATATGAAAAGGCAGTTAAAGAAGTGGAAACACATATGCCTACATATAGATTACCTGAAACTGTAGGACCAGAGTCAGTACTTGGATATACAATAACTAGAAAGTTATCACAATTACTACAGAATCCAGAGATAATAATCTTTTCTAGATATAAACATGGTATGGTATCATCTGGATTGAATACTATACGAGATATATCAGCATCACTTGACCCTATTTTATCTAGAACAGGTAAGGCAGGTAAGTTTGTATCAGATAAATTAGGATATAAAGAGATACAAATGCATAGAAGTCTTAGGAAACAAGCTCTAGATGGTTTAGAGTCTGGTACAGCTTTAGCTATGTCATTGTATATGATATATCCTATGATGGATGCTTTATTCCAGACTTTATTTGATAGTGATGAAGTTAGATTTAGAAGAGCAGGTATTAACCATGTAATTGAAGTTGGTGGTTATGTATTTAGTGGTGATAAAGGAATGGATAGTTTAAGACAAGTGCTTATGACTATTAATCCTACATTGCAATTAGCTTTTGAATTGATGATGAATACTAATGTATATAGTGGACAGAACATTGTAGATTACAATGACCTATTAGGTGATGGTAATATAGAAAACTTTGCTGCTGATTTATTAACTAAAGGTAAACAAACTATACCACAATGGTCTAACTTAATGAGAGCTGAAGATGAGAATGAAGAAGCTTCTCTAAGGAAATGGACAACAGGTCAGATTGATTTGAAGACTAAGTATGGTAAATCTTTAGGTAAGAAAGCAGAAGATATGTCTAAACAAGATTTAAAGAACTTAGATAAAGCTATGAAGGATGGAGAAACTGAAGAATATTTAGATGAATATTATGGAAGATAAACAAAAAAAATAGTGCTCTGGAAGCCCCATAAACAGGGGCTCTAAAAAGCACTATTTTATCTCAGACGCATTTTAAGAGCCTGTGTTGAATTTAGGTAGGTTACCCTACGTTGACCCATACCAAGCTATCTGAAAGCGTAATATTAAGACATCAATTAAACAATATTGAATTAATCTGTTTTCATGTTTTTGTTCAGTAAATTCAATTCCTATACCCACTCCCATTAAGGGACCTACACTAAATCTCATAATTAATTACTCCTAAAATATAAATCATTAATGCTATAGTATTCATAGCAATGAGTGATGTTTCTTTCCAAATAAATGATATAACTATCCAGCCTAGTGTGGCTGGGATAGCTACATATAAGTTTAAAGGATAGATGTTATAGGCAGTTAATAACATACTACCTATAATACCTAATGTTGATAACCATTTAACTAATTTCACAAGCATTTCCTGTACAAGCTAAAGTTTGTGAACCTTCTGTATTATCATCTTCCTCTTTGAATGTACTCCAATCAATATTAGAAGGAGTAGAAACTAATAAGTTCTGATACTCTTCTTTAGTACATTCTTGATATGGTGCTTGTTGATAAGTGTGGTCACTATGTGGTAAGAAACTAATGCCACTAATCTCATCGAAGTATTTGTATACCCAAGCTCCAACTTCTAACCATTCATGTTCTCTTACATTGATAGTAACAGAAGGTTTATGGTTACAGAAATGTCTCTGATAGATTAACCAATTCTCTAGTTCTTCTATTGCAGTTCTATCATTTCTAGTTATAGCTCCTTTAGGTGCTTTAATAGGGAAGGAAAAGACAGCTGTTGATTCAGGTCTGAATGCTTCGTCTTCTACTTGAACTCCTTTATCTTTTAAGAACTGATAAATAGAGTCTTTTTTATCCATTCTTATAGTACGAATATAATAAGGGGAATGACGAGAGTGAATACCACTAGCACTATCAACCAACTGTGATACTGTTCCTGACGGTTTAACGCATGTAATGCTCTTGCTTTCTTCAATGCCGAGTATTTTTGCATACTTTTTATTGACCTTATTGGCTTCATCTCGTAACTCCTCTAAGAATTTAGGGTCTGGATTGGATGTAATCTTAGCGTCCATAATCCCTGTTAGTGATACTCCAAGTAATCTTTCTTCTTTAGTATTCTTTACCCATTCTGCTGATAGGAATTGGAATTTAGTAAGATTAGATTGTAATGTACCAAGTATTGTTGCTAGTCTAATTTTATTCTTAAGAGATTCTTTAGTATCGTTAGCTCTAACAACTACTTCTGTTAAGTTACAGAACTGTTTATCTCGTAGGATGATTTCTGAACAAGGATTAGTTCCATAGTTTAAATCAGGTTCTCTACCTTGTTTGATAGCTTGAGTTTGAGATGCTACTCTATTGAAGATACCTCTTTCTCCAGATTTAGATTTAACAAGAGATAACCATTCTTCCATGAATACTTCCATGTCTGGTTTCTCTGTGTAAGCAACTGAATTGTTAGCAAGACCTCGATAAGCAAAATCATTGTACCAAGCTCCCATCTTAGCTTCACGCATTCTCTTGTCAGTAAGATTAGATAATGAGATAAGAGCTGAACGTCTAACTCCACCTACAACTACAATCTCACCTATCATACATACTATATCATGTACTTCTAAAGAGTTAAGTTTTCTACCTTTAGCAGCAACGAATGTCTCTATTACAAAATCAAATAGTCTTTTTAATGGTTCAGGTCCTGAAGCTCTACCTCCAAAGGTTTTAAGACGAGCTCCTGCTGGTCTAACATTGGAATAGTCAATTGTAGGTATGTCTCCTTCCCAAAGACTAGATAGTAATTTCTTAAACGACTTCGCCCAGCCAAGTTTACTGTCGCCAACAACAATAGTATCAGCACACTTGCTAATATCTTCTGGTATTGCAGGTAGTTTACTAATTTCCTGTCTTTCACAACTAAACCCAACTCCTGTTCCGTTCATTAATATGTACAAGCACTCTGAAAATGCTCTTTTGTTATTTATGGCAAGGTAAGAACAATTGTAAGCTGCTATGTTGTCTCGCTCACATGCTTCTCCTGCTGACATCATTAAACGCATTGAAGGCATGATGTCTAGGTTAAGTACAGCCTCACGAATTTCTTTAAACTCTTTCGTTAAACCTTTGTTTTTACTCTGTAAATAGTTTACCATTCTATCCACAGTTTCTTCCCAAGTTTCTCTTCTATTTTCATTTGGCAGATATCTTGCATATCTTGATAATGCAATGACATCTTGGTACACCGAAGGTAGTTTATTTTCCATATTATATATCCTCTAAATAATGTTTATATCGTTCTATTTCTGCTTCTATCTCATCTTGAAAAGCTTCTACTAATTGGTCTGACGTAATTCCTAATAAATCTAGCAATTCTGTCTCTTCAATCTTTTTTAACTTTTCTAAAATTTCCCAAAGGGGTATTTCACTATGACCGACCATGTTAGTATTCCTCTGTAAATTTAGGTTGTTGGACTCCTACAAAACCACAAGACCTTTCACTAGTAGGTTCAAAGTCAAATGTAGATTGTGTATCATGAGAGTCAGGTAAATGTAAGTATTCTTCTAATTGACATAGCATAATAATTGCACCTAAGCAATTCTCATTATAGTAATGTTGAGCTTGGTCACAATTAACAAAGTTAGCTACATACTGTAAATCTTTATAGCTATCTGTATAACTTACTGCCATAACAAAATTACCTACTCCTACTTTTGCTGTATTAGCTTTTATTCTATTTACTAAGACTGATGATATCATTAGAACCATTAGTACTGTTAGAAAAGCTTTTAGTGGGCTCATTTCTTATTCTCCTCTTCGTGTATCATCATATCAATGAAATGTTTAGCTTTTTTTAAATCTTCAACTCCATTTTTATTCTGATATCTAGTTACATATTTAATAACTGAACCTTGTAGATAATTTAAGTCATTAGCTATAATATACTCTACTGGTTGTATAGCTAGATTTTTATAATGGTCCCCTGCTACTTGAGCAGTTAAAGGGTCATCCCAAGACTCATCAAATATTTTACTTGTTGGTGTTGCTCCTATATCCATTACTTGCTCCTTTGATATTTAGATTTAAGGTAGTGCATTGGTACTGCAATTTCATCAAATGCACCGTCTACTACATTGTTAAGAACATATATGCCTCTCCAATGATTGTTTGTTTGATGGTTTAGATAACCTTCATCATGCATATAAGATGCACCATTGATAATAGCAGTCATCTCTGTACCATCTGCTTTCTTGCCATATGCTATATCTCTACCCTGTTGGTGTCCTGCTACACAAGACATATGTTTTTTAGTGAGTAAAGCTCTAGCTGAAGTAACAGGTCTACCCATAATACCAGAGGCAAAGTAATGACAGTATGCAACTCCATCAATAGCTTTAACTTCTAGGAAAGGTATTACTTCCCAACCAGCTTCTTCATAACCTAAATCATCTATACTGATAAGACCTTCAAGCTTTCTATCATACTCAATAGCAGTATTAATTCTAGCTTCATGGTTACCTAGTGTCAGTATCATTTTAGGTTTATACTTCTTAAGTTTCTTTTTAGCTAACTTTTTATTGAGAGCATGTATAGGTGCTAAGAGGGTTGCCATCCCCTCTTTTGCAGCCTTAATGTCTCGTTGGTATGTT